TCACCCCCCGCAATTAAACGACCAAGTTGTGGCAAATATAAAGTTAAATTTAGCCAATTTGCTCCAAATGCTGATATATTATCATCTTTACCGTTTGATGGAAATTCATATGTTTCATTATCGTTAAATTCATTATAATTTTCAGTAATAATCAATCCAACATCATTATTTCTATCTTTAGTTAAATTATTTATTTCTGTAAATTGAAAATGTCCAGATACGGTATTTTGATCGTTCGCTGTATTATCATTATATGTTAGTGGATGAAATCTTGAAATACTATAAAATTTATTTGCTTCAAATATAAAATGTTGTTTTCTCCATTCAATAGTATATAACATTTCACCTTCATCGGGTGGCTGTAAAAAGGTATGACCTAAAGGAGCATATTGTGGAAATTTTAGTTTATATCTAAATGGTTCTACTATTGTGCCCGTATCAATATTATCACTAAAATTCATTGGTATTTCTTCAGATGTAATTTCAAATGTAATAAATCCTCTGAATTTAGTAAAAACACCCTGAATTGAAGTATAATCGACTTCTACTGGATTACCGAGATCGTCAGTAATAATCTTATTACGATTGCAGGTAATTATAAAAACAAAATCACCATTTCTTTTATATACGGAATATTCTGAGGAGTCTAATAATTTCATATCATTTCCAAAGGGGTCAACATTGCCTGTATTAATATCATCATCAGTAATTTCTGGCGGATAATAAAAAATTTTTTCTGTTATTTTTCCAATACGTTTCGAAAGTATATGATATACATTTGTTGCAGCACGAAACATTTCACAAATATGTGCATTACTTAAATAATGAGTACCCCACATACAATTATGACCATCAGTGAAAGCACTACCAAAAACCACAAAAGTATTCGTGATTTTTGAACGTATTCTGAAATCTTGTCTGGTAATACCAATTTCAAAATTTTCATTATCACCCCAAAATGGAATAATATCTACTGTTATTTCCTGTGTTTCAATATGTGGAAGATCATTTAAATCGTTGCTTTCTTTTATTTTGGTATTATTATCAGTAAATAAATTGGATGAATATCCTAAATTTGTAACCATAGCTGCAGGTATCATAGAATACTCGCCAATATCGGTAATATCAACACTCATATGAACCGTTTGTGTTCCAATGGGAACTCCAAATATCATATAATCACCAGCATGATTGGTTAATGCCGTATATTTATAATATTTTTTATATACATTTAATAATAATTCATTTGTTACAACTTCTTCTTTAATTGGAAATGATCCAAATGGTTGTTTTGGTGATGACATTTCTGTTACAGGATCAATTTTTCCAACTCGTGGTAATAAATTATATCGTTTTCCTTCGTTATTTTTATCTCTTGGAGTTTTATATGGGTAGATACTAACTATTTGTCCATCTTCGCTGTCATCGTCTGTTAGGGGCATAAAAATGCTTATTTTCACATTAGGAACTCCAATACCATCATTAGCAATTACCCTACCAACCAATACACCATAGTCAGCATTAAAATTTTGATAAGCATCGGCTGTATTAATGTTAATACTCAGAAATTTAAGAGTATCCACGTCTTGTTCGAGTTGTATTTTTATGTGTTTATCGGTTTCGGTTGTATTAGCATCTAAATAAATTCGTTGTGATTTATTCATTTTTAAACGTTTTTTATAAATAGTTCTGTTTAAAATTCTATACAAAAACAAAATATTTTCATAAAAATTAAAAATTTTTTTCTTGAAAAAATTGAAAAATTTGAGATTTAAAAAACGATTTTTAGGAAAATTTAGAACAAAAAAATTAAAAAACGGAAAAATTTGTCTTTATCACCAAAAATACCAGTTGGATAATAATTTGAAGAAATTACCTTTTGCATTATTTTTTAGTATTTATTGAAAAAGAAATAACAATTGTTTTTGATATGAAAAATAATAAAAAATTTAATAATTAATAAAAATGGCAGATTTTGTATTTACTTCTCCCGGTGCGAAATTTAAAGAACGTGACATAACATTTGTAACACGTAATGTTGGCATAACAACCTTGGGTATTGTTGGCGAAACATTAAAAGGACCGGCTTTTGAACCTGTTTTTATTCAGGATAAAACGCAATTCAGTACCAGATTTGGTGCACAAAGCATTAAAAAATTCTCAAGTGGTTTGCTTCAGTATCAATTACCATATGTAGCAAATACATACTTGGAGGAATCAAACCAATTATGGGTAACCAGAGTATTGGGTATAAGTGGATATGATGCAGGAACAGCATGGGCAATTACATTAAGTGCTGGTGTTGATCCTGCAACAACCGGTATAACTTCAGTTAGCAGTGCACATACTGAAAGTTTTATTGATAATGTATATTTAGGTGTATCTATTAATGCTGTTTCCGATACTGGTACATATTTTAGTGGTTATACCAAAACAAGCGGAACTGAATTTGAAGGTGTTTCATATTCATTTACTGCATTAACATATACTGCAAGTACTGGTGCAGGTACGGTTCGTGTTATTGATACGACATTAAGCGGTACATCATATTCTCAATATGAAAATATGGTACTTGCTGTTATTAGAAGCAGGGGGTATGTTCAGGATAATGTAAATGCAGCACCAACCACAATATTTAATACAAGTGGCGTGACAATTACATCAAATACCACAACCGGTGGTAGTGGAAACTTGTTTGGTCAATTTACATTAGTTGCAGCGAATAGTGCAAGTACTGAAACATTTTATGTATCATTAGACCCAAATTCAAGTAAGTATTTACCATATGTTATTGGGTCTGAACCAAAGGATAAAACCACAAAAGTTTGGGTTCAGGCAATATATCCGGATTTAATCAAAAAATTGGATGGCGATGGTCTTGGTTATGGTGTTAATTCAATAATAATTGATTGTAATTCAGATTATTATACTGATTATAAAACACAATTCAAAACACCCGAAACTCCTTGGGTTGTATCTCAGTTAAAGGGTAATAATGTTGATAGATTATTCAAATTTATAAGTATTTCTGATGGTGATGCTGCAAATCAGGAAATTAAAATTAGCATTGCGAACATTAATGTTGCAGCATTGGAATTTGATATAATTATTCGTGATTTCAATGATACTGATGATAATCTTATTGTTCTTGAATCATATTCAAGATGTTCTATGATTAAAGGATTAACAACTTATATTGCACAACGTATCGGTACATCGGATGGTGAATATGATCTTCAAAGTAAATATGTAATGCTTGAGATGGCAACTGAAATTACACCAGATGTATTTCCTGCTGGTTTTGAGGGATATTTATTTAATGATTATTCAACTTCGGCTACAACCACAACTTCTGGCGAAGCTGGTGTTGCACCAAAGATTTTCTACAAAACAAGTTATGCTGATAATGAAAAAGTAAGAAAAGTATATTTAGGAATTTCTGATAATGGTTATGACGGAACTGGTGTTATTGGTACGGGTGTTAATCAAAATTATTTTAATTATAATGGACAGGATGGTTTTGTAAATACAAAAGGTTTTCATATGGACTCTGGTGCAACCGGAACATATAATGGATTTCAATTTGAAGTTGGTGAAGGCAGTTTTCAAACAATTGCCGATGTTCTTGAGTCAACAAATCCATATTATGAATTAATTTCAAGGAAATTCACATTAGTTCCCGCTGGTGGTTTTGATGGTTGGGATGTTAATAGAACCGCTCGTTCATATGGTGATTTATATACAAAAGGTGGAATTTATGACGGCGTTGTTTCAAATGGAACTCCAACCAATGACTATCAGGCATGGGAAACAGCAATCAATACATTTGCAAATCCAGAAGAACTTACAATTAATGTTTTTGCAACTCCGGGTATTAACTGGAGTGATCAAAATATTTTAATTCATGGTGTAATTGAAATGATTGAACAACAAAGAACGGATAGTTTATATGTTATCGATTCGCCTGATGTTACAATAAGTATAACAATTGGTGATGGTGGTAGAGCAGATGTTCTTGCATCAGAAGAAGTTGTTGATTTGCTTGAAGCATCCGATATTGATTCAAGTTATTCATGTACATATTTTCCATGGGTTCAGGTTAGGGACACACAAAATAACGTTAATGTTTATATTCCACCCACAAGTGAAGTTGTTAGAGCATTGGCGTTTACCGATAATACTAAATTCCCATGGTTTGCGCCTGCTGGTTTAACTCGTGGTGTAACCGGTGCTAAAAAATCAAAATATAAATTATCTCTTGATGCTCGTGATACTCTTTATGCGGGTAGAATTAATCCAATTGCTGATTTTGCTGAAGTTGGAACTGCAATTTTTGGACAAAAAACATTACAAGTTAAAGAATCCGCACTTGATAGAATTAACGTCCGTAGGTTATTGCTCCAGATTAAAGTTCTTATTGCAAATATTTCTGCAAGACTTATATTTGATCAGGATGATCAAACAACAATTGATCAATTCTTATCAAAAACAACCCCAATTCTCGATACAATAAAAAGAGAAAGAGGTTTGTATGATTTCAGAATTAAAATGGATGATAGTAATAATTCACCAGAAAGTCGTGATAGACATGAGTTATATGGAGAGTTATTTTTAAAACCAACAGCATCTCTTGAATTTATTGGAATTACATTTACAATTACACCTGCTGGCGCATCGTTTGCTGATGTTGGTGCTTAATTAAATATAGAAATGGTGTAATAAAAAGACCCACAATATTTGTGGGTTTTTTTTTCATTTTCAAGTATTTATGCAAAAATAAAATAATTTTTTATATATAAAAATATGGCAAAAAAAGTAAAAACAGCAAAACCCAAAATTAAGGCGGATGTTCAAGAAAAAAATTATGATGTTAATGTTGGAAAAGAAACTCAAACTTCGGAAGAAAACATTATTGTTGTTGTAAAACCCAAAAGAACAATTCAAAGTTTAAGTCGTGATGAATTACGAAATTATCAAAGAACTGGCGTTATGCCAAAATAAAATTAATTAATTTCAACTATTTGAGTATTTATTATAAAATAAATTTAAAAATTAAATTAAAAATATTATGGCAAATGAAATGATAAGGGGGATTCCCTTCACATATGAACCAAAACGTGTAAATAGATTCTTTGCAGAATTTGCAGATGAGTTAGGTATTGAGGTATGGAAGGTTCAAAAATTTAAAAGACCTTCATTAAAAATTAATTCAGTTCCGATTCAATTCATGAATGAACAAAACTATGTTGCAGGTAGATACAATTGGGAAGAAATGGCAGTTACATTTCTTGATCCAATCGGACCTTCTACATCACAACAACTTATGGAATGGGTTCGTTTACATGCAGAATCCCTTACGGGTCGTATGGGTTATGCTGCGGGATATAAGAAAAACATCTTATTAAAGGCAGTTGACCCAACAGGAATTGAAGTTGAAAAATGGTTTTTAGAGCATTGTCAAATAGTTGGTATTGACTTCGGTGAAAATAGTTATGAAGAAGATACGTTGACAAACATATCGCTTACGATCCAGCCATGGAGATGCGTACTTAATTTGTAATCAGTTAGTTACAAATAAAATTATTTATTTAAGTCATGAATATTTTATATATTTATGACTTTTTTATTTAAATGGTCACATATACCATAATTAAAGATCATTATTTTCATTAATTCTGTTTTTCATAATAATATCAACATAATATTTTCTATCAATTACTTCAATTATCTGATAAGTTGGATTATTATGTGAAAACCAGACAATATATGACTTACCTAATTTAATTCCTGTATTTTTTTCAATAATATATTTATATAATTCCAATTGCAGTGAATATAATTCCAAGTCACAATCTTCTAAAGTAAACAGTTCATTAATTAAATGTCTGCTTTTCATTTCAAACGTAAAATCTTTATTTGTTTTCCAATCATATAATTGCAGCACTCCATATTTAACATTCCAAAACAACATATCAAGCATACCGGCAATCATTGATGTTTTATCATATATAATAAATTCGGTTTTAATTGGAATTAATTTTCCTTGAGTATCTTTATGAAAATTATCAACGTGTTTTTTTGTGATTTCATATTCTTTCCAAACAGGATCAAATCCAAATTCATTTAATATTATGTCTTTAGGATATTCGAAATTTTTATTTTGAAAGATATTTTCGGCATAATCATGTGTTATTGATCCTTTTAACGTACCTTTTTTATTAATAAATTTCCATGCTCTTAAAACTTCATCCTGACTAATACCATATTCCTTGCTTTTATAATTAGACCAATAATCTTCATTAAATTCTTCTTGATATCTATGGATTAACGTGGTAACTGAAATTAATTCTTTATTATTAATGAAATATTTATGTGGTTTTTCATAAAAAATAATTTCATTAAATGCTGTGAATAGTTCACTTGGTATTGAAATTGACATAAGAAACAAAAATATAAAAAAAATCAATTAGTTACAACATTATTTTGTTGAATGGCTTCAAAATTAAGATTTTCCAAATCAGTTATTATTGAATTTTTATCAGCAGGCAAATTGGAATATCCGTGAATATGTGTAATTAATGCTGTACGAATGACATTTAATGCTTCAACCAACACGTCTGCTCTTGCTATTGGATGTGCATTTTCATATATATTATTTCTATCGTCTGATGTTAATTTTGCTGCTTTAAATTGCGGATTTCCTTTATGTGAAATTAATGCAATTTTATCGCTTGCAATAATTGTATTACTATAATAATTATCAGTTCCTTTTTCCGGTTCGTAAATAATACTAATTTGCCCCGGATTTTTTGTATTTAATTTTAAAATATTATTATTTTCATGTTTACCTGCTCTAATATGAATTTCATTAATACGTAAAATAACATCTGTATTAACTCTACCAACTATTGCAACATCGGTTTTTAATGGAAATACATCTTCTGCGTCTGGAAATGTTGATGGTGCACGTTCTGGTAATGTTACCGCCATGTTTGTTGTTGAAAGTGCAGTATATATTGAATCAAATCCAATTTTATGCGGTTGTGATATAACACTACCAGTCCAAAATCTGCTTCTCTCAGGAAATTTAATATCTTCTATGAAAACCCTAACAATTTCTCCCTCTTGCGGATATGCGTGAATAAATTTTGGTATTAATGGATAGCACCAAGGTAAATCATTATTACTTGTTCTATTATCTAAATCAGGTATTTTAACTTTAATCCTGCCTCCATCGGTAGGATCATCAATAGAAATTACTTCGCCATAATAAATTGTTCTGGTAACACTAAACGTTCCTTCTTTTTTAAAAGGATGCGTTGTTTGCATAATTGGTTTATCGTATGCCATTTATTTCTTATTAAGTTCTTCAATTACTAAAACATAATTCTTTTCAAGTTCGGTTAATATTAATAATTTATTATTAATTTTTTTTTCAAGCTCATCAATTTCAAGAGTATGATTAAGTATTTCTTGTTTTAATGCATCGTGTTTTTCTTTAAAATCATTAACCATTTTAAGCAATTCTGTTGGTGTATGTTCGTTTAAGTTTTTCATTATTGTGCTACTCCATAACCTTTTGATATTGTTATTGTTGAACCAAATACTGAAACCGGTCCTGCAGGTGAAATACCCGCTGCGGTTAATGTAATTCCCGGTGGTATTGCTACCGTAATAATCATATCTTGTTGAAGTGCTTTAATTATTTCTTCTATTCTAATTCGTTCCATTATTTCATCTGGATTAACACCACCGGAAGGTAAAACTCCAACAGGTAGTCCGGCTTCACTTTTTCTTGCTATAATACGTGATGCTATTTTGGTCGGCGATAAGCCGGGACGTTTTGGTATACCAACTAATATTAATGGTGTTGGAAGTGGGGGAGTACCGCCAATTGATGATAATTTTAATACTTTATCAAATCCACCAATAATTGAATTAATATTACTAAAATCAATTGCCATTTTATTTTTGTTTTATACTATTTAAATCTTTAATATTGATCCATTTCCAACCCAAAAGCCACATTATCATTAATTTTCTAAACCAAGTGGGCTTAGTTGTTGTACCAAGTTGAATGCCATTAATGTTATTATCAATGAGATAAACACCAATAATTTTTTTATGTATATTAAAATCAACTATCATTATATTATATTATTAAACTTTTTATAATTCCAAGGTATTGATTAATTTTTTCTCTTGTTATTTTTTTTGTTACAGAAATAAGCATTACTGTTAAATACGAAAGAACTAAATTAAAAATAAACTCATTTATTAATTTCATTGCTTCTTTAATAATACATTTTAAAAATATTTTAAAATTTACCATATCATTTTTTGGAATTCCGATTTGAACAATATTATTATTTTCAAAAGCACTTGCAATTGCTAAAACCATTCTTACTTGTGGCGTTGTTGTCAGTGATTGTGCTAATATTGATGTGATTATTTTAATTAATTTTTGAAAAAATCCGTCTTTTATTGTTTCTTTATTTTCATCTGCGGTTTCTTGTACGTTGGCTGTGCTTTCATTGATTGTTTCTTCAACAGCATTTCCAATAGCAAAAGAATCGGTTGAACCAGATATTTGTGAGATTAAATTAGTCATGCCACTTAATGGTAATGTAGCTCCAATAACACCACATCCCATATCATAGTAAACAACACCATTAACTAATGCTTCCGCTTGTTGTAACAAAGAATCATAATCATTTTCTGATATCACAAAACTATCATCATCGTCAATTAATTGTTCAATTAATTTTGATATTTGCAATTCTTGATATACTTCTTCAACAGTTTTATTTTGATTTGTTGTAACACTACCATAAATACTATCCATGACTTTTGTTAAAAATTCCTTTTTATTAATAATTACCATGTCATCAATAACACTATTAAAAAATTCGCCTATTGTTGAACCAAGTGCGGGGTTTTCTTTAAAAGTAATTGTATCAGAAGCTTCGTTATATTTCATCATTAATGCACCCCCGAATTCAACATAACTACCTACATTAACAATTGTTTGCCACATAGTATTATCGAAACTTGGTACAGATGTATCATATAATAAATTACCACTATCTGAATTCGGGTCGGTTTTAAATTTACCATTAACATCAATATTTTTAAGAGGCATTGAATATCCCTCATTTTTAAAAACGTTTGAAAGACCCTGATTTGAATTATATTGAAGTAATTGTTTTTTTAATGCAGTCTTTAATTGTGGTTCAATATTATCAATAAAATCGGTAAGTAATTGACCGGTAAGTGTTTTTAAGGCATCAGTACCTACAACAACTTTTAATATATCAATTAAAAACGGAACAATATCTTTCTTATTATTAATAGATGGGAACGAATTTGTATTTTTAGGTAATTTATTAAATTCATCTTTTAATAATGAAGTAAATGCACCAATTGTTGTAAAAATATTTTTTTTATCGTCATTTAAACCCATTATTTATTTTTTTCCTTTTTCTCAAGTTCATCTCGAACCATAGTTATTAATTCATTTCTTCTACTGGTTGTTGTTTCAGTTTCTTCTGATTTTGGATCACCAGTTGTACCACCAGATTTAATATCAAAAACAACTTCTTTTAAATATCTTAAAAGTACTATTTTTTGATCTTGGTTTTTTGCTTCAGCAGCAATGAGTTTTACTATTTGATCACCTAATGCAGCAATATCACCACCTTCTTTTACTTTTAATTCCCATTTAGTATATAATCTAATGATTTTTGCTCTAATATTATGTGATTCATCGTAAATTTCTTGAAGAAGTTTATTTACACTTTCTTCATCAAATTTTAATCTTTTTCTAATTGGACGTGGCATTTGGGGTATATTTTATTTTAAAATTATTTATAATGTACATTAAATAAATACAGACCATTTATAATTTCTATATGAAATGTTAATCATTAAAATAGTCTATTTTTTCAATAAAATATATTTCTTTAAATGGTTTGATACCAAGTCGTATTTCTTTTGTAGATAATCCTGTTTGTTCTTTTAGAAATAATAGAATCTTGTTTTTGGCAAATTTATTTGTAATTTTTTTATTATATTTTCCTTCCGGGGTTTCTTCTAAAAATAAAAGATGCCAATTTTTTAAAATATTAATAATCGCATCACCAACAATAATTTCATTTTTTTTCATTGTTGTATCATTATTAATTTTACAGTCTATTTTAATAATAACATTATTTATTAAATTTTCAAGCTGACATTGATTTTCGGTTTCAATTTCATATGAGTATTCCATATCTTCATTAATTTCATCAATATAATCATCATACGATAAATTAATTTTTTTTTCACCATAACTTTTTCTTCCGTGATCTTTATAATAATTTCGAATAATTGTTTGACAATAACTATAAGCTTTAGAATTAGAAACTCTATAATTATTTGTGTGACTTTTTTCTAACAATGATTTTAATTTTTTTTCTGCATCATTTTCATAAATAAATCCATATTCGTTGCTTTTTAATTTAATCCATTTATTATCATCAAAATATTCAATAATATATGGTTTATATTTAACCATGTGTTCAATCATATGTGTTAAAGCATTTTCTTCAACTTCCTTCATGCTATAATTTCCAATATATATCGGATACCGTCTTAATATAGACTGTATCATTTTCCGAAATGGTTCGATCAAAATCTCATTATATATTCTATTTTTTTCTTCTTTTGAATTGGAATTAATATAGTCTATAACGGCTTGTTCTTCTCTTTCAGCAAAATATGGCATATTATTTTCATAATTTTTTGCCATTTACGGGGTTAAATAAAAAATAAACTTATTTTTTTATATTTTTGATAAATCAATTGCTCTATTATTATTGAAATTAGCTTCTTTTATTGCTGTTTCAAACCAAAATTTTCGTTCATTAACGGGCATTGTTTTTTGATATATATCAAAAAGACTATTTTCTCTTGTTGCAAGATGTTTATAACCGACTTTTGGTATTGTAAAAACCTTGCATGTATTAATTAATGCCCTGAGTAAAAATTCGTACATAAATGTTAATTTAATATTTGATTTATATCCACCAATGTTTTGAAATTCAGTTTTTTTAATTACAGCACCGGATAGTTTAAAATCGGTGTATTGTTTTAATGAATTAATGTTTAAGTAACCCATTTCTCCATTTTCTCCAACAAATTGTTGTGCCCAAACTGTTTCATTTGTTAATTTAATTGCTTCATTTTTTTCATTTACTTCAATCATCATTGGTAGAAAAATTTCAATTTGAGGATATGCTTCAATGTATTTATTAATATTTTTTAAAAAAGTTACACTATATTCATCATCAAATTCAAGTACCGAGAAATAATTGGTTCTTACTGATTCAACAGCAAGATTTACTTGTGATTGATAATCGATTTCATTAAAATTATTAACAAAATAAAAATTTTCAGATGTTACTCCCTTATCTTGATGTTTACGTATTTGAGATTCTACAAATCCAATAATATTAGATTCGATTGCTGATGGAAACACTAATATTATTTTTGGTAATTCTTCAACATTCAGTTGTTTTACAATTGATTCAAATGCTTTATCTAAATAGCTTGAAATCTGATCATTATATTCATGAATTGGAATTATTACTGATATATTATTCATTTTTTTATTATTTTAAATTATTATTATTTATGTAAGAGGGGGATTTAAATAAAGGCTATTTGTTTCTTGCGATTGAAGAACCCTTTTAAAGAGATCAATTTTTTCATTAATAAATTCCCTATAAATTTCATTTAATTTCTTTTCAGATATTTCTTGGTTATATTCAGATGCAATTTTTATCATAGAATCGTATATTTCTTGTGGAATTGCATCATCTAAAAATTTAATTAATATTTCGCCAGTTAATGCAGGAAGATCGTAATATTCATTTGTCCAAATACCACCATTTTCTACTAATTTAGTAACATTATTATTTTCATCTCTTTCAAGCATATATTCTGGTAAGATGTCTGGTTTTAAACAAATTGGAATTACTCCAGATTTCATGCATTCTAATGGAAATGTGCCAAATGATGCAATTCTATCAATCCAAACAGCAGCAAAATTTTCCTGTAATCTTTTTGCAAAATCAACTCGTCTCATTGTTTGTGGTGGTTTGCTTCGTGTAAGTAATGGATCAAATGTTATCCAACTATATTGAGGATATTTACTGAAAAATAATTTTACAAATTTTGAAATTTCATTAGAATTTCTACCCATAATAGAAATAATCGGTTTTTGTGGTAATTTTGATGGTTCAAAATAATCAGGAATACCAATATTATATGTTTTTATATTGAATTTATTTTTTCCATAAAAATTTTCAAGCCATTCTTTGAGCATTATTGATGTTGTAATAACATTATTAATGCCAAAAGAACTCCAATCAGTACCCGGAATTAAACTATTTACCATATAATCAATAGATTGAAATAAAACAATTCTAATACATGGTAAATTTTTTGTTTGTTCCATTATATTTGAGAAAACTTCGGGAATAATCATAAGGTCTTCAGGACCAACAGTTAGTGTTTTGGGATTATTCATTGATACGTGTGTGTGGTTAGTAAGTTCTTTTTCTATCCAAATTGGTGGAACATAATCGTCTTTTTCAACTAAAATAATAACTTCAAATCCCATATTTTTTACAACTGATGCATGAAAATAGATTTCATAAACACTGGCAGCAGGATTTTGCGATTCAGGTACACAAAATAAAAATTTTGACTTATTTTCTTTTAATTTATTTAATGCTGTTTTAATTTTTTCAATTTTTTCTAAATCAACATTTTCTGCTTCATTACGTAATAATTCTTCGCCCATTTTATTTATTTTTATATTTAATTATTTTTTCAAATTTTTTATTATTAATTAATTCATTAATTTGTATTACTTCTAATGAACAATTATTAATATTTTTATTATATGGTCTTTTTATTTTAATTAATTTTTTACCCCACGGAACACCCTTTTCTAAAATTTGAGGATCGGTGGTAATTAATACATTAATATTTTTCCACATATCAAATGGATTATCAACAAAACAAATATTTTTAAATCTTGATGTTATTTTACTCAAAAAGAAAAGAGTTGATGGTATGCTGAAATAATTTTCTACTGAGAATAAAATGAATTCAACATGTTTGTTATATTTTTGATAAAAATTATTTACTTCTAAATCCATGTTTTTGTACATTATTGGTGCACAACCATGTATTTCAAATGCATAATCTTCATACATAAAGCGATTATATACTTCTTTTGCCGTTAATGTTTTCGTTTCGGCTTTTTTAAACAAAAAAATATCAGCAGGTGCTTCACCAAGTTTATTATCAACTTGATAATCTAAAGGATTAATATTTTCGGGCATTTCACCGGGTTCTTTTAACTCTTTTGTTGTTTCGACTGTGTTTTTCCATTTATAATATTTAAAAAAATCATAAACATATGGTTGTTCTTCCGGAACACCATCAGCACCAAATTCTTCCACATAATATTTATCAAACTGAAACCATTTTGCTCTGAAAATTTCATTAATATCAATACCAACCTTAATCTTATTTTTCATTCTTTTCTTCTTTTAATTGATCTAATTGATATTGAAGATTTTCACGCAATTCTTTCATTAATTTTGTGTTTTCTTTAATTAATTCAGCATCGGTAATATATTTTGGATTAATACATTCAATTCTTGTATCATATGAATGTGTTGGAATTACTATAATTTCACCTTCAAATGTATTTGGTGTTATTTTTTTCGCCACTTTTTGTACAAAAGAGTTAAGAATTTCTTGTTTTTCTAATTCGGAAAGATTGGTAAATTCTGCAACACCAACATATATAACAAGTATTTTATTTTCCATTTATTTTATCTTTATAATTACTTTAGATAATGTTTGCTATGTTAAACACAACTAAATACATATACTAATACGTAAATTTTAAAATAATCTTGAATTTGATTGAAAATTTTTTTTGCAGTATTTATCG